GGAAATCCGACCGGTGGGGGCGCGCCATCTCCCGGCGCGCAGCCCGGCGCGCCCGCCAACATGAAGCAGATGCCTGGCGCCGTGCACCCCGACCAGATGGCGGCGCACGGGGCCTTGCCGCCCCCGAGGCGGTGATGCTCGACAACGAAGGATTGCCGGTTGACTGCCCGCTAGATTGAGCAGTATCAGTACCGCGTCGCGCCCCCTATGCGCGCTATCGTAGGGACATCGCGTAGAGCATCGCGCTAAATCGCTCACGAAGGAAGATGACATGAACTTTGGTCCCGAGGACGACGACGAACTCGACGAGGATATTGGTGATGGTGGAAACGACGGGCACGCCCAAGGCGACCACGATGACGATGCCGACCTCGACGATGCCGGTGACCAAGGTGGGGACGATGGACGAAATGTCGATCCTTCCCAATCGGCCGACCAAGGCGGTCGTGATGGCGGAAGACCGGCGGACGGGGCGCAGCCCCGGGTAGCGTCGCGGGCAACCCGCCGCGTCGAGGAAGCCCTCGAACGCGCGCGGCAAGCGGAGGAGCGGGCGGGCCGGGTAGAGGGCCAGCTCAACGAGTTGCTCCGCGGACGGACGAACGAGACGGAGGCGCAGGAGCGCGCTCGTGTCGAGGCAATGGACCCGTGGGAGCGGTCTCAATACGAGACCGACCAACGGATGCGAAGGATCGAGCAGGCACTTGGGCACGTATCGACCAACAGCCAGGACGCTTCGGACCGCGCGGCTTTCGCCGCTCTCGCGGCAAGCAGCCCTGCGCTTCGGGCGGTCGCCGATCGTGTCGAAGCCGAGCGCACCAAACTCATGCGGCAGGCACCCGGGACGCACATCCCCCGCGCGCTCGTCGCTCAACTCCTTATCGGGCAGGACGTCATGGACGGGAAGAAGCCAAGCACCCGTCGGCCCACGTCCGACAGGCTCGAACGAAATCGAACCGCACCTTCCGGGGCGCGGAGCGACGTGGGCGGGGCGAGCACCCGGTCCACTCCGGACGACGCAGCGGCGCGCCGCAAGCGTCTGGAGAATCAGTCAATCTGACGGGTCGGCCTTCCGCCCTCGTCGTAATGTGGGGTAGAAGGTCATGCCTACGAATACCGCCGGGCAGTTCGCGTCCGACATCGAAAACTATATCGCCGACGAGACCCTGCCGCTGGCCCGCCGCCAGTTGGTCGCGTATCAGTTCGGCGATCCGCTGTCGCTGCCCGAAGGCCGCGGCGTGACCTACACTGCCGTGCGCTACAACCGCGTGCCGCTGCCCTTCGCCCCCCTGTCCGAAGGCGTCGCGCCGCTCGGGCAGACGATGACCCTCAACACGGTCTCGGCGATCGCGCAACAGTGGGGCGACAAGATCACCTTGACCGACGTCGCCGAGCTGACGATCAAGCATCCGCTCTTCAAGAAGGCGATCGAGCTGATGTCGCTCCAGCTCGCCGAGACCTTGGAGCGTAACTGCTTCAACAGCCTCATGGCGGGCACGCAGGTCAACTACGTCAACACGCGCGGCTCGCGCGCGGCGCTGGTGGCGGGCGACGTGCTCGACACCACCACGGTCACCCGGACCAACGGCGCGCTCGAGACCATCGGCGCGCCGCGGTACATGGGCGACGAATCGACGGACGAGATGAAGGATGTTGCCAGCGGCGGCGCCGATGCGAACGCCGACCCCCGGTCGATGCCGCACTATTGCGGCATCATCCACCCGCTGGTACTGGCCGACTTCCGGCAGAACTCGACCTTCGTCCTGGCCTCGTCCTACTCGGCGATCAACAAGCTCTACAACTTCGAGATCGGTGAGTGGAGCGGCATCCGCTTCTGTAAGTCGAACATGGTCCCGACCTATACGGGCGCTGCCGCGATCGCCGGCACGGCGGGCACGGCGGGCGCTCTTGCGACCGGAACCTACTACGTGACGGTGACCGCGTCGGATACGCAGAACCAGTACGAGAGCCGGATCTACCAGGTCTCGGCGGGCGTCGCGGTGACCGGCCCTAACGGGTCGATCAGCGTCACGCTTCCCGCGCTGCCCGGCTTCACCTACAACGTCTATGTCGGCACGACGACGAGCCCCGCCAATCTCGGCACCAGCGTCAGCGGTCCGACCGTCGGGCCGATGACGGGGCAGGCGACGCAGCTTGCTCCGGGGCAGACGGTGGTCATCACCGGCCTTGGCGTCGCGCAGACCCCGCCCGCCGCGCCCGCGACGGGTGTCACGGTGTTCCCGACGTTCATCTTCGGCCGCGGCGCCTACGGGCAGGTCGTCTTGAAGAACGCCGAGTTCTCCTACCTGACCGGCGCCGACAAGAGCGATCCGCTCAACCAGGTCCGCGTGACGGGTTGGAAATGCTTCTATGGCACGTTGCTTTCCAATGTCACCTTCATGGCGCGCATCGAAAGCGTCTCGGCGTTCACCGCGACGTTCGGCTAATAAAGGGAGGGGGCTTAGGCCCCCTCTTAAACTGGAGACCCCTATGAAGCGCCTCCTTGCCTCTATAGTCGCGGCGGCGCTTCTTGCGGTTCCGGCCCACGCGCAGATCGTTACCTACAACAGCGTGCCGTCCTACGCGGTGGCCTGTACCAACGCGAGCGGATTGACTTCGGTTTGCTACGTTCCGGCCATGTATAGCGTCAACGGAGGGGGCGGTGGTAGCGTGCCCACGGGCACTGCAGGTTCTCCGAACGCTGCGGTAATTTCCGTCCAGGGAATCACGGGGGGTACGGCGGTCGCGGTCAGCGATAACGGCGGAAGCATTACCGTCGACAGCGGTACGCCGGGCATATTGGCGCTGACCGCAGGCTCAGCCATCATCGGCAAGGTCGGGATCGACCAGACGACCCCGGGGACGACGAACGGCGTCGTCGACAGCCAAAGCGCCGCGTTCGGTGGTGAGATCGCGCTGACGGTCGGCACCGCAGGCACCGCGGGTCGCTCGCTCAAGGCGATCTGTACGGCTGCCGGTAATATCAGCGTGACCTATTCGGACGGCTCGACCGGCGTCTGGTCGGCGACGTTCGGCACGCAGACCTATCCGATCGCGGTCACGACGGTGAGCAGCGCCGGCACGACCGCGACCTGCACCTACTCGAACCTGAAGTGAGGTTGGCAATGCACCGCTTTATCACGCGCGCGCTCGTTGCGCTCGTTGCGCTTGCGGCGCTCGTTGCGGGATCGGCCGCCTATGCGGTTCCGGCGCCTATCACGCCATATGTCCCGCCGGCCGGAATCTTCGACCTCTCGCTATGCCCTGGCGTTGTCTACGACAACGGCCAGCCGGCGGGCGCGCAGCAGACCCAGGCCATCCAGACGAGCAACGCGACGAACATCAACGCGTGCCTCGCCACGGCCGTGACGAACAATCTGCTGCCTCAGCTCCCGCCCAAGAGGCTCGAGGTTTACGGCACCGTCTTCAATCCCGATGGCGCGAAGGGTCTCAAAGGCTGGCAGGGAGCGATCTCGTCGATCGTGCAATACAGCCCCGACGCCCAGGCGCTCAAGATCGGCGACACGACGTTCACTACCGGATCGTATCAATACTATGGCGATGTCACACTCGGCATGGGGGTGCAGGGCACGACGAACAGCCGCTGCGTGCTGCAGGGCTCGCTTTTCTATTCGATGTTTGAGCGCGTCAATTGCAGCCGCTATGCCTCCGGCGCAGGCCCTTACCATCCTAACATCGGCTGGGAGGTCATGGCGGGCGGGAACGCTTTCCAGAATACCTATCTGCGCGACAACATCGCGGCTGGGCAGGTCAGCTATTTTCGCGACGTTGCTAACGACAGCGGTAGCAACTTCATCGACATATATTGGGCGGATGGCTCACCCACCGATCTGACCACGCTTTCCGGCAGCGTGGTCTATTTCGCCAACAACCACGACATGAGCATCATTCGTGGCAATATCGAGCACGTCAACGCCTCAACCGCACTGGAAGTCGATAACGAAAATGCGTTCTCGGCAACTGCGCTCCACTTCGAGGACGTGCAGGCGAAAAACGCGTACTCGCCGCAAATATTCAACTTCGGAACCTGCTATTCGTGCACGCTCACCGGTGTCCAGGTATATGACTGGAGTGCCAACGGGACGATCGGCACGTCGGGCACGCCGAACCTCATCCACTATTACGGACAGAATAATGTCCTGATCAACGGGCTGAGCGTCTACCAGACGAGCGTCGGTAGTCTGACGCTCGCGTGGCGCCTGTTCGATTACGATACGAGCACGGTGCCTGTCTCGCCTTCGACGCTGACGGTGAACAACCTGACGTTGAAGGGTACGGCGATCGCCGGCACGCTGAGCCTTGACGCGAGCCTGCCGGCGGCGACGTTCGGCAACGTCGCGGGCTTTGGAAGCTACACATGGGATCGCGGTGTCTCGACGACCGAGAATGCGCTGATCAACGTCACCGACGCCAATTTCACGCTATACGGCGTCCATCATAACGCGATGGTGAATTACACCGGGGCGGTGTCGGCCGCGCGCACGGCGACGATCGCCAAGACGATGGTTCCGAGCGGCATCATGGCGAACATCCTTCGCCGAACCGACGATCGCCCGTATTTCTATCGCGATGGCACGGCGACAGGGGCGTTCTCTGTCCAGCCGACACGCTGGGATGGCACGGCGGTCGGCAGCGCGCTCACCGCGGCCAGCACGGGAACACAAATCGATCCGCAATTGATCGCCGATCCGAACAACAACAACACCTCGACGCTTACCGACGCCAGCCAGACGGTCTACGCGCAGGGTCCAGGCAACCTGATCATGACCGACACGGCGGCTCGCACGATTACGATATCGCCGCAGCTCAGCGCGTCCATCACGACAGCGGCGCCGCAGGGGTCATGCCTCACGATCGCCAATGCCAACGGGTCGGCGGCAGCTCTGACCGTGGCAGCGACCGGCATGACCAGCGTGGCGCTTGCGGCGAACACGTCGGGCAAATTCTGTTCCTCAAACGGGAGTGGGACCTTTGCGCGGTATCAGTAGAATTGCCCTCGTCGGGGCGATAGGGCTATCCGCAACGTGCGCGGCCTGGTGTCAGCCATCGCTTGGCAGCACTGCTGACCCGGTAGCCGTTCAAGCCGCAATCCCGCCCGTCTGCTCGACAGCGCCCGCCAAGGACACGCTGAACGGCTCGGTAGGCACGGCGGCGGGCTGCACGCCACTATCCGACAACACGCGCCCCACGGCGGTCCAGGCGGGCAACACGACACTGCTCGCGAACTGCACCTTCACGATCACCTTCTCGCGCGCGTTCACCAGTGCCGTGCCGTTCGTCTATGCCGCGGTCGTCGATAGCAGCGGCAACCAGATGCCGTGCAAGATCCAGACGCGATCGGCGCAGACCGAGACGGGTGTCTGCGCGCCAGCCCAATCGACCGCGCTTTCGCTTTCGATCGTCACGACGGGGCTCACGCTGACGCCGTTCGGAACGACGTGCACCGCGGGTACGCCTGTGATGTTCGTCGGCCGCGAGCCGACCCAATAGGAGACTAACAATGGCACTTCGCACGCTCGGCACCAACGCCGCCACGTCCCTCTCGGCGATCATGTTTAGCCATGACCCTGCGGTGCTGTCGATGGCCGACCTTGCCGCCTTCAACGCGCTATGCAAGTCGGACAAGAACACGAACAACCTTCTTGAGCCCGTGCTGTCGCGCGAGGGAATGTTTCGCATCCCCGGCAAGGAGGTCGTGCGGGTGTCGCCAGGGGACTATGTCGCGGTAGACCCGGCGACCGGCTGGCCGATCTATATCTCTGCCAACGCGATCGCCAACGGGCCCTATACCCACACCTGATAGCGTGGCATGTTGGGGCCGGCGAGCCGGTCTCCTTGGTCGTTGCGGGCTCGCCGGCCCCTCCCTTGCAGGAAACGAGGGAGGGGCCTAAAACGGACCGCATGAGGAGAACGCAATGACCAGAGCAGAATATGAAGAGGCCGTCACGCTGGCCGAACTCGCGGGCGAAGAAAAGCCCTCGCGGCCCGACGTCTTCGACGGCGAGACCGAGCGCAAGCACCCTGTCCTGTCCAACGAGGAGTACGAAGCTGCGGTCGCCAAGGCGCGCGCGAAGGTGCTCGAGGAGACCAAGGACAAGGCGATCGCCCACCTGATCGAGGCAGAGACGCTCCGTCTCCAGCGCGAAGAGGGGTTCCACTCCGGAGACCCGGTCAAGGACGAGGAGGTCAACATCCGCATCGACCTTCCCGAGTTCGCCGCATATCTCTCGATCAACGGTCTCCAGTTCTGGCATGGGCACACCTATCGCCAGCCGCGCCATGTGGTCGACACGCTGCGCGAGATGCAGCAGCGGACCTGGGATCATCAAGCCGAGATCGACGGCAAGTCCAAGACCGGCGCCTACCAGCGTCCGTCGGGGATCACGCTGTCGGGCAAGGTGGCGGCATGAACGCGTCCACCGCGCCGGCGATTGGCTACAGCATCGTCGCCAACCTGCCGGGGGACCGGCAGGTAACTGTCCAGTGCTTCGTTGCCGAGGACGAGGAGAACGAGGCGGTCAACAAGCGGCTCGACCGCGCGTTCGGCTTCCTCGACCGCCAGAAGGCGCGCTACGAGATCCCCGAGATCAAGGACAAGATCGAGGAGCAGGAAGCGACCCTCGCGCAGATGGAGCGCGACCTCGCGGCGGCCGACGAAGCCTTCGAGAAGAGCCAGGCGGAACTCGACATCGGCATGAAGACCGCGGTCGATACGCGTGACAGCTTTGTGCAGCGGGGTTACAACGAGCACGTAGCCAGCGGGCGCCGGGGCGAATACGAGCCGCGCGGATCGGACAAGGCGCGCATCGACCAGCACCAGTCGGTCATCGCCGACTACACCGCACAGAAGGAAAAGAACATCGCCGAGCGCGAGCAGTATCGCAACAACATCGTGGTCGGCAAGCGCCGCTACGAGGCGGCGATCGCGCGCGACAAGGAGAAGCTCGCCGAGAAGGAGGCGCTCCTTGCCGCAGACGGCTGATCAGCTAGTATCCTTGGCGGCGCAGGTCGCCAAGGCCCCCGGCTTCGTGTCGCAGGGCATGAGCTTCCTCAACATAGCGTTGCAGGAGCTGGCGCAGAACTACGACTTCGACGTCGCTCGGGGCACCTATCTGTTCACGTTCAATACCAGTTTGGGGAGCGGGCCTATTCCGCTCCCCGCCGACTATCTGCGCGCGGACAAGGACGACGTCTTCTTCACGATCCAGGGCGTGCCGTACCCGCTGATTAGCTACGACCTCTCCGAGTTCGACAGCTTCCTCCAGCAGCCCGGCATGGCGTCGTACCCGACGGCCTACGCGACCGACCTGTCACTCCAGAACTCGATCGTCCCCGTCATGTACGTTTGGCCGCCGCCATCCGGCGCTTATCCCATGACGATCCGCTACCGCCGCCAGATGCCCGACATCATCGCGGGCACGGGTACGATCCCTTGGTTCCCCGACCAGAATTATCTCCTGACCCGCGTTGCCGGCGAACTCATGAAGCTCACCGACGACGATCGTAAGGACAGCTATCTCGGCGACGGGCCCTCGGGCGCGCAGGGCATCCTTCGGCGCTATCTCGACCTCAAGGACGACCAGAGCAGCCGCGCGCAGTTGGTGACGCTAGATCGCCGCACGTTCGGGCGCGGCGGGGGCAATCTCAAGGACACGAAGGTCATGGGCTGGTCCTACGGGTCGAACAGTTGAGATGGGTATCCGCCAGGAGCAGCGTTTCACCTTCACGCCGGGAAGTCTCACCGACTCGGTAGACGGGACGCAGGCGCCGCCCGGCGCGCTGACGGTGTGTTCGGACCTCGTCATATCGCCGACCGATGCCTCGCTGTTCGTGCCGCGCCCGGCCGCGACCAAGGTCATCGACCTTTCGTCGATCAATCCCAACGGGGTGGTGAGCTGCTTCCTGCCGCTTGGCAACATCGTCTACGGGCTGATCTCGTCGACGGCGTTCCCCGGCAAGGACCAGCCCTTCGCGGCCAACGTCCAGACCGGCACGGTCTACACCGTGGCGGGTGCCGCGGCGGCCAACCTCCCCGCTACGATCCCACAGGTTGGCGATTGGGTTCCACCGACGATGGTAGCGATCGGGGGGCGCATCCTCGCCACGCATCCGGGGTTCGCGGGCGGGAGCAGCGGGGCCTTCTTCGGCAGCTTCGACATATCGAGCTTCACCTCGACGGTCTATTCGGGCGCGACAACGGGCAACACGACGAGCGGATCGAACGTCGTCCAGAGCCTTCGCACCCCCGTCGGCAATTCGGACCCGATCGATTCGGGATACTATCCGGGGCTCGCGATCGCCGGTGCCGGCATCCCGGCCGGCACGACGATTGTCTCGACGACGAAGGGGACGTTCTCGCTGGCGACGACCGGGTCATTCACCAGCGGGTCGAATAGCGTCACCAGCGTAGCGAACCTTAGCGGCGTACAGGTCGGTATGCTGGCGTCCGGTCCCGAGCTTCCGACGACGGGGCTGTACGTCACCGCGATTTCGGGCTCGACCGTGACGCTGTCCGGCAATGCGATCGCGACCGCCGCGGGCGCCGTCGTCACCTTCACCGGCGGCGGTACGATCACGATGTCGAACGCGGCGACCGCCACGGCCAACGGCGTGGCGCTGACGGTGAGCGGCGGCACGCCGACCGCGCCGCTGTGGACCGCCGGCAACACCAACACGAATGCGCTCATATCCGTCCCGACCTGCGTCGCCGGTTACAACGCGCGCGCGTGGTTCGGGATGGGCGCCTTTGCCGTCTATTCCGATGTCGAGAACCCGACGCAGGTCAGCTTCGCCAGCCAGGCGCTCGCGATCGGTGACCCGACGTCGATCACCGCCATGCAGAGCGTGCCGCTGACCTCGCAGCTCACCGGAGGCATCCAACAGTCGCTCACGATCTACAAGGGCGGCGAAAGCTTCTTTCAGGTCACGGGCGACGCGCTGACCGCGAACCTCGAGCTCAACGCCGTCACGGGCTCCGTAGGCACGCTGGCCCCCGCCACGATTGCGCAGACGCCCAAGGGCGTGATGATGGTCGCGGTCGATGGGACGCGGCTGTTGGGTCTCACTGGGCTCCAGGGCGACATCGTGGGCGGGTACGGGCAGGGAGTGGTGGCACCCTTCACCACCAAGGCGCTCACGTCGCGGATCAACGCCGCCTATGCCGGGACGACGTACCGGGTCAGCGTTGCGGCGACGACGGCATCGGTGCCGGGGTTCACGGTGACCGCAAGCGAATACTGGTTTCATATCGAAACCGGAAAGTGGACCGGCCCCCACAGCTTCCCCTCACAGCTCGTTGAATCGACGGCGGACGGGACCAGCTTCCTCGTGACGTCGTGGATCTACCCGGCGGCGATATTCAAGTCGGACCCCGAGCCTTCGGGGGCGTCGACTTTTGTCGAAGCTCGAGGGAAGGCTACGTCGGTGCAGCTCGGCTGGCAGATGACGTCGGCGCCGCTTCCGGACAACCAGCAGCTCGCCTACGTTCAGGTGGTGCGCGCGAGCTTCTCTTGCGTGCAGGTTCCCGGCGGGCCGATCATGACGTCCATCTACGCGCAAGACCCTGGCAACTCAAGCGGGAGCTACGTCATCCCGGCGGCGAGCGTCTCGGTGGTCCCCAAATGGGGGTCTATGGTGTGGGGCAGTTTCGTATGGGGCGGCGGGGGCAACAGCTACAGCTTCACCGCCAAGCCTCTCTATTTTTCGCAGCCCGTGGTGGGGCGCCAGTTGGTTCTCCAAGCCCAATGCGCGACCTCGACTTATGGGCAGAAGGCCGGTAACTGGACGTTGGGATTCCAGCTCACCGGCTACAACTCTCCACAGGTGTCGTAATGGCCTACTCGCTACCCAATACGATCCTCAACGGGACGACCGGCGACGCGGGGCAGGTCGAGGCCAACTTCCTGGCGCTCCTCTCTGCGGTCAACAACTCGCTTGCGGCGGACGGGACGATCGGGCCGACGGCGGGGATCAATTGGAACGGGCAATCCCTTTCCGGGGTAGGTGCCCTGGCCGCCGGAACGCTGACGACGACCGGGGCTATATCGGCTGGCGCCGCGGTCAGTGCCGCAACTCTGGCTGTTACGGGCGGCGCGACCGTAGGGGGTAATGCGGTCGTAAGCGGGACGATGTCTTCGGGCGGGTCCACGATCACGAGCGGCACGACGGCGCAGTTCGGTGACGGCAACTTCTTCGCGCAAATCGGCGGTGGAAACCCGCTCATAAGTTTTGGGGCAAACAGCTACGTCGGTTTCGTTCGGTCCTCCGGTACTTATAATTTCGTCATCGGGAACACCGTAGCGGCTTCTATGCTCGCGACGGGGTTGACGGTGCCCGGGCTCACCGTCAGCGGTGCCACGATCTTGGCGGGCGGGGTCAGCGGGTCGACGACGTTCAACGGATCGGTGGCTTTCCCGGCGGGGGTCACGGGCAATGTGACCTTCGCCGGTGCCGTGGGCGCCGCGAGCTTCTCGACTTCCGGTAGTATCGGGGGTGCTACGCTGACCGTGTCGGGCGGCGCAACCGTTGGGGGCAACGCGGTCGTAACGGGACAAGGCCAGTTTACAGGTGGCGTCACGTTCGGTGACGGAAACTTCTTGGCGCAGATTGGCGGGGGAAACCCTCTGATCTTGTTCGATGCGAATGACTATTTGTCTTACAACCGCAGCACCAATAAGCTGACCGTGGTCATCGGCGGCGTTGCTTTGTTCTCTATTGATTCAAGTGGCAACGTGATCGCCAAGGGTAACGTCACCGCGAACGGCGCGCCATGACGCTTCCCACGTCCGGCCCGATCTCGATGAACGATCTCGCGACGGAATACGGGGTTCCGAACACGACGCCGCTTGCCGGCTACATCGGAAAGCCGGGGGCGCCGACGGGCAACCCGGTGTCGCTGGAGGCGTTTTACGGAGCTAGCGATGTCGTCTTCACGCCGAACGGCGGGACGGTGGCGGATTCGAAGCCCTACCTCGCCCAAACTACGCTCTCCTGCACCCAGAGCGCGGTGTGGACGTACAGCGTGACCAGCGGGGGCACGGCGACGTCGGTCAGTATTGCGAGCGGGGCTTCTGCAACGTCGATTGTTTTCCAGCAGGGGGTAAACGGCACCGCCCCGCACCGTACAGGCCTCGCCACCACTTGGGATGTATCGGCGACCGCAGCCGGGGTTATCCAAACATGGACCGTCACCCTTACGACGGCGGGCGATTAAATGGTTGCGAATGAAGTGGTCCAAGCCGCGATCAATGCGGCCCCGATAACCAAGACCGTGCCTGTCAACCCTTGGGGTCCGACGGCTTACGGGGTGTGGACGATCGCCGGGTTCTTGGCGGGCGCGCTTCTGCGTGGGCTGTTCCCCTACGTCAAATTCTTGGGCGAGACGCGGCAGGCGCAGAACGCGCGCCTCGACACGCGCATCGAGCAGCTCGAAGCCAAGCTCGACGCAGGGGAGCAGGAGTGCCAGCGGCAGATTACGTCGGTACGCAACGACTATGAGGGGAAGATGATCGATATGCGGAACGCCTACGAGGCCAAGCTCGACGGCGTCCACCGGCAATTCATCAATTTCCAGAACTCGATCGTTCGTGTTATGGCGCAACAGGGCGGCCTCAAGGAGTCTGCCGTGCTGAACGCCTTGCTAGGAGCCTATGATGAAGAGCAGCAACAAGACCGTCGGCGACCTGCACAAGGGTCTGACCAACCATAGCCTTCCCGGCGACAGCGGCATGCGGCCCGGCAGCGGCCACGTCAACGATGGCGCCACGCGCGGCAACGTCGCCGCCAGCCCCAAGACGTTGGGCCCCCGCGAGGTATGATCCGACCACTTGGGTTCCTCGACGTAGCGCGGCTGTCGGGTTCCTTCACGATGATATTCGCGAAGGACATGGTCGACAGCCGCGACGTTGTCGACCACGATGTACGGCACTTCTGGCTGCGGCACGAGGGGCGCGACGTCGAGAACGACAAGCCGTGGAAGGCCGCGAAGGGTTTTCTCACGAGGCTCCGCAACGAGGCCGCTCCGTTGTTCGGGAATAGGGCGCCGAGCTTCGGCGATGTCTTCGTGCGCAGCATCGCGCCTGGCGGGCGCATCGATTGGCATACCGATCCGGCGCCGGTGCATCGCGTCCATATCTGTCTCAACCCGTCTCCGGGTGGGTTCCTGTTCTCGGGAGGCATGAGCATCTGCCCGGCCGTCGGCAACCTGCTCCTGGTCGAGCATCGCATCCTGCACTCGGCGATCAACCTCGGGCCTTGCCCGCTGGTCGAATTGGTGACAGAGTTGGTCTCCCCTGACCAAGGAGAAACCGATGACGACGCCGAAGCCCTCGTCGCGCTCGAAGCGTGACGCCGCCGAAAACGCCATCGTCAGATGGTTGCATCGCTCGGCAACGGAGCAACTCGGCATTGCGGCGAAGAAGAGCCTGTCGGGGGTCGACAGTCGCGACGACACCACCGCCGCCCATGTCATGATGATGCTGTCGATCGCGGTCGCCGAGAAGCGCTATGCCCAGCCTGACGCTTGATTGGGAGCCGCTCCAGCAGCTTCTCGACGATGGCGTGGAAGACCTTCTCGCGGCGCATTGGGAGGAGGTCGCGTGCGACAAGATGGAGATCCCGCTCGCTCCCGATTGGGAGCGTGCCTTCCGTCTCCAGAGGGAAGAGGTTCTATGGACCGCAGCGCTGCGGAAGAACGGGAGGCTGATCGGCTACAATGCCTTCCACGTTACGCCCCACATTCATTACCGCCATACGATTCATGCGGTGAACGATGTCATCTTCTTGGATCGGGACGAGCGGGGGTTTGCCGGCGTTCGACTTGTCCGGGGCACCGAGCAGCTCTTGAAGCAGCTCGGCGTCGAGAAGGTCATGTACCGCTCGAAGCGACACGTCATGGTCGGCCACGCCAAGACCTCGACCATAGGTGACATGCTGGCCCGCATGGGCTATCGTCACGACGAGGACGTCTATTCAAGGTTGCTGTGATGGGTGGTAGCGACGCGCCGATGGCATACCAGCCTGCGAACCAGGCAGGCGCCGATCAGCAGTATTATTCGGGGCTGTCGACCAACGCCGCGAATATGAACAGCCTCTATAATACGGCGAACCAAGGCTTCTCCAGCCTCTACAACAACACGCTCAACAACCCCTATTATTCGCAGGCTCTCACCAGCGCGCAGAACGTCGCGACGCAGGGTGCCGCGACCGCGGGGAACGAGACGTCGCTGGGGACCGGCCTCGCCAACCTCATCCCGGGCATTCTCGGGCAAGCGTCGGCCTCTTCCGGAGCGGCGACCAGTGCGGGCGTCGGCGCATCGAACACGTCCAACGCCCTGGCTGGCGCGGCGGCCGGCTACGCCCCGACGGCGGTCGGCCAAGCCAATGGCGTCTACGACGCCGGGGCGAGCTACCTGCCGCAGATCATGGCGGCCTATGGACAGAATGCGCAGACCGCGAACTCGCTGATCCCGAGCCTCGTCCAGAGCGGCTATGACCCGCAGTCGGCCCTCTACAACCAGCAGCTCCAGACCGCGACCGACACCAGCAAGGCGCAGTCGGCGGCGGCTGGTCTTGCGGGCTCGCCGTTCGCCGCCGGGCAGGCGTCCGACGCTGCGACGAACTTCAACCTCAACTGGCAGAACCAGCAGCAGGCGCGCCAGCTCGCCGGCGCCACGGGTATCGAAGGCCTGCTCGGCTCGAGCAACTCCAGCTTGGGCGGTGCCACGTCGGCGCTGACCGGCGTGGGCGGGCTCATGGACAGCGCGTCGTCGACCGGGGTCAACAACCTCGCGACCCTGCTCGGCTCGGCGCAGACCTCGACCAATTCCGGATTGAGCAACCTGCTCTCCGCGCTCACGTCGTCGATGGGGTTCACCAACAGCGGAGTGAGCGATGCGAACACGCTCAACTCCGACTATGTCGGCGACGCCAGCAAGGCGCTCGACACGCTCTCGACCACGGGGCAGTTCGGCGCCGACGTCTACAACAACCAGCAGACGGCGGCGTCTTCGCAGCTCCAGGCCTTGGTCTCGGCGCTGACCAGCATCAACGGCCAGCAGGCCACCGACACCAGCGGCTTCGGCCAGTATCTCGGGATCGGCCAGAACGCGACGCAGATCGACGATCAGGCGACCGAGTACAACAACCAGTCGAGCCTCATGGGCGGACTCGGTTCGCTGCTCGGCACGCTCGGGCAGCTTGGCGGTGCGTCGACCGGTGGGGGCGGTACGGTCTTCGGGGATCTCGGGCTATGAGCAGTATCGGTCGTGGGCTCCAGCAGTTCAGCGGTGGTATTCAACCTCTCATCGCAGCGCTCCTCCAGGCCTCGCAGCAGAAGCAGCAGCAGGGCCAAGGCGTCGCGGCGCTCAACGGCATCATGGCAGGCGGCGGGGCGCCGGCCCCGCTTGGCGCGCCGCCCGCGCCTGCCGCCCCCGGGGCGCCTCCGATGGGCGGCGCTCCTTCACCGATGGGTGGAGGCGGACCTCCTGCGCCCATGGCGCGCCCACCCATGCCCGCGCCCGGCGGTGGCGCACCGCCTGCCCCCGGCGCCCCTGTTCCCGGCATGGGTGCGCCCCCCTCGCCGATGGGGGGAGGCGCGCCTGCCCCGGCCGCGCCGTCTCCGCAGCCCGGCGCGGGCGCAGCGCCTGCCCCGACGCCCACCCTGCTCACCCCTTCCGGCGTGTTCGGGCAGGACTCGGCGGGCACGATCAAGTCGATGGCGGATCGGATCAAGAAGGCGAACCCGGGGATCTCTCCGAAGAACCTTCTCGGCGCGGTCAACCAGGGCGTCGCCATGTTGAAGGGGGTGTCGAGCGACGACAAGGCGTACCTCCAAGCGCAGGTCCAGATGGCGGCCATCGACCAGCGGCACCAAGCATCCATCCTTGCCTCGCAGACGCGCGAGGATGCGATGGAAGCGCAAATGAAGATGCTGACGGACAAGATGGAAGTGATGTCGAAGATCGCGAGCGGACACGACGCCGCGCGAACCGACGCCGCCGACGTAGGCGCCACCAGCCGCGAACGGGTGGCGGGCACCAACGCAGGCGCGCGAGTGCAGTCCGCGCAGATCGGCGCGGGCTCTCGTGAGAAGGTCGGCGCCGGCCACGACGCCACCCAGCGATATGGCGCGGACAAGCGCTCGCAGACGGCGGGCGCTACGGATGCCAGCCGCGAGCGTATTGCCGGCACCAACCGGGCCGCCCGCGAGAACGCCGCCGCAATTACCGCCGGGCAGAAGCCTCCGCATCCCGACGCGCCCATGGGAGGCGGGGGCGGTAAGCCTACGGCCTCGGCGGGCGATCTCGACTATCTCAAGAAGCACAACACCCCGCAGAACCGTGCCGGGTTCGATAAGCAGTACGGGCAAGGCGCCGCCATGGCCGCGCTATCTGCCCGGTAGCCATGGTCGACAAGCCTAGCTGGGCTGCGACCGACGCGCCCCCCGCATGGGCTGCGCCTACCGCGCCCGCGCCGCCCCCGCCCAAGCCTTCACGCGCGCCACCCGGTATGCTCGCGGAAGTCGGTGACTTTTTCTCGGGCGTCAAGGACCGCGTGGTCGATGAGCTGACGGGGCTACCGCAGCGTCGCGCCGCCGCGCGTGCCGACTATGCCGCCGACCACAAGGACGGCATCATGGGGGCGCCTCGCCGGCTCTATGCGGCCGGCAAGGGTGCGGTGACCGGCGCGCTTGAAGAAGGCAACCAGGCCGCTCGCGATTTCCACAAGACGGCGGGTGAGAACGATTCCTCCTTGCTCCATGCGGGTAAGACCGCGCTGTCCGCCTTGGGTGTGCCGATCGGCTATGTCGGCGGCGCGATCAAGGGTTCGGGCTTGGGACGGGACATGCAGGCCGCCACCGGCCTACGCGCCAGTACCGCCTCCGATCTCGTCGCCGGGGCGTTGCCGCTCGGTGAGTTGTCCGGGGCCAACAAGCTGATGAGCAAGATCAGCGGCGGCGTGAAGGAAGGCTCGGCCTATGCCGGCAAGTTCCTCAACCCCGCCGGGGTCGACAGCCAGGCGCACGACACCGCGTCGCTGCACCGCATGGCGATCGGGACCAGGCGCGCCGAAGCCGACGCCGACATGCACGCGCTCAACACGCGCAAGCTCCAGTCGGTGGTCGGCAACGCGCCCGTCGAAGACCAGCATCTGCTGGCGCGGTACATCGACACGCGCAGCACCGGCTCGGTCAAGCTCCCTTCCAAGTACCAGGCCGCCGCCGACGCCATTCGCGACACCAATATGCGCTACCGCTCTCGCATCGAAAACGTGCTCGGAGATAGCGACAACGGAGGGCCGGCGTTCGTAAACGACTATTACGCGCGCCTGTGGAAGAACCCGCCCAAGGACGTGCAGACGGCCTTGAGCAAGACCGGCTACGGCGGTGGGGTGCAGGGGAGCAGCCGCAGCTTGCGCGCGCGCACCATCCCGAGCTACGAGGAAGGCTTGAAGGCAGGGCTGACCCCGGTCTTCACCAATCCGCTCGACGCGACGCGCGCCTACGTCGACAACATGGCGAGCTTCCTCGCGACGCACGACATCCGCAACTCGATGCTCGACAAGGGCATCGCCAAATGGGTGCCAGAGCGCTCCATCCCGCCGGACTGGAAGCGGCTCGGATCGGAGACCAGCCCCTTCGAGACGCGCACTCGCAAGTTCATCGCCGACGGCAAGCCGCAGGCATCCCGCGAAGTACTGGCCGCCCCCGAGAACGCCGCGCGCATCTACAATAATCACGTCTCCAAGGGACTGGAGGGGACGCTCGGCGGCCCTGTCTACCAGGGGGCGCGCAAGGCGGCCAACACGCTGACGCAGGCCAAGCTCTCGCTGTCCGCTTTCCACGCCATGACGATGGGGCAGGAGGGTATCGTCTCCGGGGTGAAGGACGCCTTCAAGGCCGTCTCGCGCGTACCGGGGCAAGCGGCGGCCGGCGACCTGCGCGGCGCGGGGCGCTCGGCGCTGACCGCCGGAAAGGAACTCGCCAAGGCGCCCCTCTCCCCGATCACCAAGGCGGTGACAGGGAGCAAGCTGCGATCCGAGATCCTCGACCCGACCATCTCGAAGGGCCTCGATCCCCGCATCGCCAAGGCGTACACGGAGGCCGGTGGCCGGGCGACGATGGACCGCTTCTACAGCTCGAACTCGAACAGCGCGGACTTCTTTCAGGCGCTCAAGCGCGGCACGTTCAAGCGCGACCTCATGGATTCGGTGCGCGCGGTCGGCGACGCCAACGGTGTGCTCGGCAAGGCCGGCAAGTCGATCGAGCTCGGCGCGAAGCTGCTCGAAACCTCCATGGCGCCTATCTTCAAAGAGTACATCCCGCGCGTGAAGGCGGGCGCCTTCGCCGACGAGATGGGCGCGTGGTACAAGCTCAATCCCAATGCGACCACCAAGGAGGCGCAGCACGTCGCCGAGAAGATCGTCGACAGCATCGACAACCGTTTCGGCGAGATGGTCACCGACAACCAGTTCTGGCACCGCTCCATGACGCAGGCGGGCCAGCTCCTGCTCCTCTCCCCCTCGTGGGACTTCGGCACCGCGCACCTCGCCCATGGGGCCGCCACGGGGCTAGGAGATAGCATGAAGGGCCTCATGAGTGGCAAGGGCGTAACCGACCCGGTCGCTTATGCCGGCGCGCTGGCGGCCACGACAGCGGTGCTCAACGGAGTCTACACCCGCATGGCTACGGGTGAGCAACCGACCGGGGCGGATTATCTCGCCGCGCGGACCGGGGGGACGGACGCCAAAGGCCAGCCCGAGCGCGTGATGATGCCCGGGTACATGAAGGACGTGCTGGCCTTCCACAACGACCCGCAGACCGCAATCGAGAACAAGGCCAACCCCGCGCTGTCGGCGATGATGCAGCTATGGTCGAACAAGGATTATTTCGGCCGCCCCATCGTCCGTCCCCGCGGTGTGGCGCCAACGACCGACACCGCGCAGGCGGGGCTCGACCGCCCGGTCGACATCGGCAAGTTCCTGCTCGACGCGGGCGCGCCCATATCGCTGGAGAGCAAGGGGGCGCCGAACGCGAACAGCAAGATCGGCCCACTTGGCCACTTCCTCGGGATGAAGCAGGCGCCCTCCTACCTCGAAGACCCGGACGGCGTCGCGCGCAACACGCAGAAGTACGAGGGTCGCGAGTGGAAGGCGAAGCTCAAGGGCGACGCGCGCCGCGAGGCGCGGAGCGAGCAGTCGACGGAACCCGCGGACGCAACCCCTTCATGGGCAGCGCCCGGCCCTCCCTCGTGGGCGGACCCGTCGCAGCGGCAGGGGCCGGCGATCAAGCCGGGTGCGACCAGTGGCGGTAACATCCGCCCCGAGTTCAAACCGATCGTCGACTACGTCACCGGCCTCCATGGGTTCAAGGAGATCACCGCGGAGAACGACCTCTACCACCCGGCGACCGATGTCCACGGGCAGGGCCGCGCGATGGATTTCACGATCAAGGGAGGGCGCGCCGCCGCGGCAGACTTCGTGGCGACGCTGCGCCGCAACCTCAAGGCGCAGGGCTTCTCGGCGCACGTCATCGACGAGTATAACCACCCGTCGGCGAACGCGACCGGCGGCCATGTCCATGTGAGCATCGTATGAAGATCCTGGTCATCGACCCCGCCGGCTTCTGCATGGATTGGGTGGGGCGGGTCGAAGACCACGGGCACGAAGTCCGCTGGTATATCCGCAGGCACGGGCGCGCGCTCGACATCGGCAAGGGGATGTTGGGCCCCAAGTCGAAGATTGTCGACGACTGGATGGAGTGGATGCGGTGGGCGGACATCGTCCTCCTGACCGACAACACCAAGCATATCCAGATGATCGACCATTGGCGCAAGCGCGAGGGTATCCGCGTCATCGGTGCCACGATGGAGGCCGCCGCGTGGGAGCTGGACCGCAACGCGGGGCAGGCGATCATGAAGAAGGCGGGGCTCAAGGTCGCGGACTATAAGGAGTTCAGCCGCTACGACGACGCGATCGCCTATGTGAAGCGCGAGGGCCGCGCTTTCGTCTCGAAGCCCTGCGGCGACGAGCCGGACAAGTCCTTGACCTACGTCGCCAAGAGCGCGGCCGACATGGTCTATATGCTGGAGCGGTGGAAGCGCGCCAAGCGCCACAAGGGTGCCTTCATCCTCCAGGAGCGGGTCAAGGGCGTTGAGATGGCCGTCGGCGGGTGGTTCGGTCCGCACGGGTTCAACAGGGGCTGGCATGAGAATTGGGAATTCAAGAAGCTCATGGCAGGTGATACCGGCCCGGCGACCGGCGAGATGGGTACAGTCGTCCGCGTGGTGGCGGTGTCGAAGCTGGCCGACCTGGTATTGAAGCCCATGGAGAAGCACCTCCAGAAGATCGGGTACGTCGGCTACTGCGATGTCAACTGCATCATCGACGAGGATGGAACGCCGTGGCCGCTGGAGTTCACCATGCGCCCCGGCTGGCCGACCTTCAACATCCAGCAGGCGCTCCTCGCGGGCGACCCGGCGGAATGGTTGCGCGACCTTGCCGACGGCGTCGACAGCAACCCCTTCGAGATGGATAGCGTCGCGATCGGCGTGGTGATGGCGATCCCCGATTTCCCCTTCTCCAAGTTCACGTTGAAGGAGGTGACCGGCATCCCGATCTACGGTATCAAGCCGCCGATGGAGCACAACGTCCACTTCTGCGAGGTGATGGCGGGCGAGGCGCCCCACGATATAGACGGGAAGGTGGTGACGGTTCCATGCGTGGTGACGGCGGGCGACTACGTTCTGGTGGCATCGGGTACAGGCGAGACCGTGCGACGGGCGCGATCACGCGCGTATCGAATACTGAACACGATCGAGATGCCGAACAGCCCTTTCTGGCGCAACGACATCGGGAGCCGCTTGAAGGAGCAGATCCCGGTCTTGCAGGCGATGGGCTTCGCGACCGGTTTGACCTTCTAAAGGGCGAACGCCCCGAGCAGTTCAACGCGATCCTCGATCAGGTGTTCGCCTTCGCCAAGCAGGTCATGGACATGGACCTCGACAAGGACGACGCCAATTTCATCCGGGTCATGGTCGCCAAGCAGCAGGTCATGTCGAGCATGATGACCGCCGCGATGCGCGTCGACTCCAGCGCCATGAAGAAGAAGTCCGCGGACAAGCTCGGGTCGATCCTCGACGACATCAAGACGACCCGACGCGTGCTCACCCACCAAGGATAGACTTCTTCACCGCTTCGAGGACGCCGATGTGGGCGAACGGTCCGGGGTCGGCGCCGATCGTCGAGTGCCCGAGGAAGGTGAAGCCGTCCTTCGCCCCGAGCGTGATGACGAGCAGGGTATCGGGAGCGTCGCCGCCTTCCTCGATCGCGTTGGCGAGGATGCGAAGCTGGTCGGTCAGCGTTGGCGCATCCTTCGGCGGGTCGACCGCGCGCAGCTTGAAGACGGTGTCGGTCATGTCGGGCTCCCGGAAAGATAGAGTGTCTGCTCCTTGATACGGCGCGCGAGCAGACCGTTGACGACGTGCCCCCCACTATGGTCCCACAAGGGGAACTGCGACGCGGCGTGGCTCCACAAGCCCCGGTTGTGCATGGCGAGGATGTCGGACCCGTGCAGCGCGCCCGCGCCGACATTGTAGCCGAGCGACACCAGCGCGTCGAACTGCGCCTGCGACGTCGGCCCGGTGAGCAGCGCGCGCACGCTGTCCGCCGCATCGTTGACCCGGGAGAGAAGACGGGTCCAGGCATAGGCCGGCGTCCACACCAGCCCGGGGTGCACGTCGGGGCCTGTATAGCCGTAGCCGATGGTCCAGGGGTCGGTCGGGATCGGCTTGTAGGCACGCCCGCAATACTGCTCGAAGTCCGCGATCAGCGTTACGCCGTCGGGATCAGGCTTCAAGGTTGAGGGGGGTACGAGAGATGATGCCATGGTCGTCCTCCTGATAGTCGATGCCCAAACCGTAGGCGTAGAGCTTCTCGAATTGCTCGTCGGTATAGTCGTCTCCGACATGGATGCGAAGACTTGCCCGCGTGTCGGTGACGCAGGACATGACGATGCCCATGAAGGTTTCATACCCCGCCGGCGCTCGCCCCCGAGGCGCCTCCGTCGACGCCTCGACGACGCAGGTCTCGATCGCCCGGTCCTTATGGTCCCGGCCGACCTCGACGACGCGCAGCGTGAAGCCGCCGAGCACGCGCTCGCTGTCGTCACGCGACTTGGTGATCTCCAGCCGCCGCGCCTTGGCCTTGCCGACCCGGTCGACGTGCAGGACATAATCCGCCGAGCCCCGGAAGGCGCCGCCGCCGCGCGGGTCGGGGCCGCCGCTCTTGGGCGGATGCACAAGGGCGATGACGAGGCACTGGTAGGCTTCGGCGAGCTTGGCGAGCTTCATCTTCATCATCGCCGTCACCTCGACGTTGTCGTTCTCGTCCTCGAGCAGGCCGGCGGCCGGTACGGTGTCCACGGTGATGATGCGGACCGGCATAGCGTGCTGGCCCAATATGTAGGCGCGCTCCAGATCGATCGCCTGGATGATCCGATGCCAGTTGCCGGCGTCGCGGAGCAGGTCGACGGGCGTCGCGCTGATCGGTAGCGGCTTGCCGCCCCCGAGCGTGCTCAACCGGGGCGCGAGCGACGTGAAGGCCTCGCCGGCGAGGATGATCGACCCGCCACGCTCCTCGACCTCGTTACCGAAGAAGTCCTGCCCCGTGGCAACGCACTCGGAAAGATAGGTCGAAAGGAAGGACTTGCCCGATCCTGACGGACCGACGAGCAGCGCGACGCCCACGGCGGGGAGGGTCTTGTAGATCAGCCAACGATGGTTCGATATCCACGGGTCGCCATGGCGATACCAGGCACGCCCTTCGGCGCCGGTCGGCGGGATGATGTCGATCGGCCCCGGGCCATCCGGATACTGCTCGACCCCGCTCCCCGACGCGTAGGCGTAGGCGTTCAAGACCTTCTGCTCCAAGGCTTCGGGCTCCCATTGGGGCACACAGCGGAAATTCCACTCGTCGAGCATGAGGTCGAGGCAGGTGTCGGGGCCGACACCGCAGTCGCGCACCGCGCACGCCACCTTGAAGGTCGTCGCGTCTCCGGACTGGCCCTGTACGGCCGCAGGAGCCTCGATCAGATAGGCGGACGCCGCTACCCTAGCCGCCTCGTCGTCGGGGACGTCTTGGCGGCGCGTACGGGCCCTGTGCGTGGTCTTGAGGAGGGAGAGGCAAGGGCCCTCTAAAGGTAAGACTGGAGCTTCACGTTCAATTCGATAACTCCCCGACTCTGTGACGGACCCGGGGCCGACAAGGAAGCCGTGATGCCCCCGAACGTCCAGTCCCGACCCGGGTCCAAGCATATCTGCGGCATTGCGGACGTCGGTGCTCGTCCGATAATAATAGTGAAACCCGCCCGAGCGAGTGACGACTGTAAACGTTTCAGCAGAAAAGCCTGCCAGATCGAACGAAGCCAATCCATCCTTGCCTCCTTTTACATCGACGTCGACGCCGACCAGCCCGTTGCCGGTCGAGACGCCTACGTTCCATTCCCCCGAACCCCAAAGCTGGCGCACCTTGTCGGGGTCGGTGGTCGCGAAATTGTAGAAGCCCTTGTCGCGGGGCGTCGTGCCCCCCTTGACGAGGGGGAAGACCGGTATCCCCCGCGCGGCCAGCGCGAGCGCATGGTCGACCATCGCCACGAGGTCAGTTCCGGATCAGGCGATAGGTGCCGCGCGCGACGCCGGGGATGATCCGGACCGGGCCGCCGCGATCGTTGATCGCCTTGATATACGGCCCGAGCTGTTGCTGCATCGCGCGGCGCTCCATGTGGGGCTCGGGCGCGCGGTCGAAGAACTCGCGGAAGAGGATCTCGATGCTGACGTCGGCGCAGGGCTCGGCGAACAACGACACGAGGGACGCTTGGCGAGGAGTGAGGTCGGTCATAGTCTTTCCGGTTTCGCGAGGATGCCGAGAGAGCGGGCGCGTCGCAGAGCCTCAACGGCTCTGGCTCCAGACGCCCAAAGGGTTGTGCCATTGGAAGGCGAATCCCCGGTCGAGCCATTGGGGCGGATGAATCGCACCTTTGGCGTAAACAAGGCTAGGTCTGCGCGCCCCCACGCTTCTCGGAACCACGGTGCCGACGTGCGATCCGGCGTCAGCGCGATCCCGTTACCGTGATCGAAGAACCGACGAAGCCACCGCTCTAGGGAATTACGACCGCCAAACGGCGGGTTCATCCATACGAAGCCTATCCAGTCCCGATAGAGACCGTGATCGTCATACCAAACGCCGCACGGCGTGATCGGATGAGTGACAGCCGGGTGCGCCACGTCCAGATTGAACCGTTCGCCGAGCGCCTCGAAGATATAGGCGGGCGTGTACCATTCGTCGGAAGCACCCTTCGATTTCTCCCAATGGCTCATTTGTTCAATCCATATCTCGGACCTTCCCACGTCGCCACGGCGACGGGGAGATCGCGATACCAACGATCCTTGCGGACCATGCGCGCGGTGTAGTCGTCGAGGCTACCGAAACCGTCGGGCACCTCGTTGAGGTTTTCGTCGTGGATGGTCAGCACCGTCGGGTAGCCGCCCTCTTCCAGCGCGTGCATCCCGTGGACCAGGACGTCGCGCGCGGTCGCCTGCACGATGTTCTCGCACTGGAGCCCGCCGTAGAGCCGCTGGAGCGTCCAGCGCTTCGTAGCGCTCTCCGTACCCATGAAGGCGACCTGAGGTCTCCCCGTGGGCACGAACGCCTCGGCGTCCTCGTCCCATATCGTCCCCTCGACGATACGCGGGGAGAGATAGACCAGCGGGCGGGCCGACGGGAGCAGGCACCACAGCGCGTTGCCCTGCACCTTGTACGAGACCTTGCCGTCGAGGCAGGTCACCGTCGAGCCCTTGTAGTTCACCGCGTCGATCGCGCCTTGCTGGAGCTCGTACCAGCTCCGCTCGATCTCCGGATGCGCCGCGCGCCACGCGCGCTTGAGTTCCTCGCCGCGCTCCTTGCCGACCGACACCCCGTAGTTGGCGCCCATCTTCTCGAAGGCGCGCCAGCCGCCCTGGTAGCCCATGGACAGCTCCATGACCTTGCCTATCTGGCGCTGGTGGTCGTCGACTAGGTGTTCAGGTATATCGAAAGCAGCAGCATAAGCGCGAATATAAAGGTCAGCGCCCACTCCTTTGTCGAAGTCCGAGAAGGCATCGATCTTCCAGGCTTCTCCCGCCAACCACGCATTGACTCGTCCTTCGATGTTGGAATAGTCGCCGCCCATGAAGCGCGTGCCGGGTGCTGCAATGAGCATCGCGCGCAGGCACCGCGAGAGTAGCCCGAGCGCGGGCCCGATCTCCAGTTCGATGCCGTCGACGATCGCTTCGGCGGTCTTCCCCGAGCGGATGATCTCGAGCGCTTCCTTGACCTGCGCGATCTTGCCCGCGCGCGGGAAATTCTGCGGCTGGATGCCCGACCCCGCCCAACGGCCGGTCGAGGCGCCATGGTAGCGCAGCGACCCGCGCACGCGCCCGTCGGCGCAGACCTGATTGAGGATCGCGTTGAACTTGGCGTTGGAGGATTTGCCGGCTTCGCGGCGCAGCTCGATCGCTTCGCGCGCGACGGGGTCTTCGTTGAGATCGGACCAGACCAGCAGCTCGGCGTGCGCGCCCTTGCTCATGCTGCCCGCCACGATCCCGCGCTTACCGAGCCATGCCAGCAGGCGGGCCGCCTGCGACGCCTTGGTGACGTCGCCGCCGGTGATCTCGGCAAGGCGCTCGTCGGCGCGGCCGACTGCCAGCGTGACCGCGGCCAGCGCTTTGCGGACCAGCGGCACGTCGACCATGACGCCGCGCTCATTGATCTTCTGGTCCAAGATCCACACTTTGCGCTCGGACGGCGTCAGGCGCGGGATGGCGTGGTCGATCTCGCGCTCGGAGGCGACGTCGACCTTGCAATAGGCGAGGTTGCGCGCGTGGAGCTTCGGGTCTTCCTCGAAGATATACTCGACGCCGCCGACGCACTCGGGGCAATCTATGCCTACACCGCCGCAGGCGTGACAGTCGCCGGTGTGGATGGGGGCGCACAGCCGCTTCATGATCGCAGCGCCCTCCTTGTCCTTCTGGATGCGTGCGCCGAGCACCTTGCCCGCCATCTCCAGCGACTGCGGCAAGGTCATCACCGCGGCGCGCGCCATGACGCACTCCGTTTGTTCGATCGGGAGACGGGGCCAATGGGCGGGCGCCTGCGTGTTCCAACAGTTCCGGTCGAAGGCGACGTTCCAAGCCCGCACGATGCCCCCGTCGCGGATGTACTGGAGCAGCGGCTCGGGGTCGGGGTCGCCGGGCTCCCACCCCTGTACGCTGTCCGCGCCCACGCGCCACGCAAGGCACAGGGCCTTGGTCGCGGGATGCTCGAAATAAACGAACAGCCCGCAGGCGCGCAGGTCGACGGGCGACCGCGTCTCGTAATCAAGGGAGGAGACGGTCATTTGTTCGGGTAGTTCTGCGCAAGGGCCATGATCTGGCCGGCAAGAGACAAGGCCTCCTCGACGGTCATGATCGGCCAATGATCGGCCGGAACCCGAAGTTGAACACCTCCGGCGACTTGATGAACTGACACCCAACCTTTCTGCGTTTCCTTGGCACCAGCGCTGGCATGTACACCGCCCATCTTAAATACGGCCATAGCCGCCTCCCGGATGCGGGCACCCCGGGCAGAGATGCGTCCCGCCGCTGCAATACCAGCCGAGACGGATCAACCCGTGCGCCTTGAGGATGGTCTTGGCGGGAGGGGCTAAGGTGCCGCACTTGTCGCACGACACCTTCACCGTCCCGTCCTTCGTGGACGCGGCCACGATCAGCCGTAGAGTTCGTCGAGCGCGGCCTTGTCCTCGCCTGCGTCACCACCCGCCCCGAACACCGCATTGGGGTCGGCGAAGCCCGAGAGGTCCATGCCCTCATATTCCTTCGCCGAGCCCGACGTGCCCGTGCCGATGTCGATGTCTTCGATCGGCAGGATGGTGACCGACTGGAGGCCGAAGGTGACCCCCTTCTGGTTGTCGACGTCATAGGTGTAGGGCCGCACGACGAGGATCGCCCAACAGCCGGGATAGACCGCGTCGCGGTTCTCCAGTTTCTTGTTGAAGTGGTCGAAGATCCCCGGCGCCTGCTTCTTGGCGTTGGCGTTGAACATCTTCGAGCCCGCCATCGTGCCGGGCCGCCCCTGGAGGTCTTCCTGGTCCTTGATCGCACGCTTGACCTTGGGGCCGCCGGGCTTACCGGCGTTCGGCCATTTGGCGATGATCGCATCCGCGCACGCGCGCTCGAGGAGGGAAATGTCGGCGCCTTCGGGGGCCAGCGCCAGCACACCATAGTCGCCCTGCGAGCCGTCCTTGCGCGCCTTACCGCGCTCGAACAGCTTGGGGTAGGACAGGCGAACGGGGCCGGTGAGGAAGTTGCCTTCCACGGTCGGCGATGGGCGGCACGGGAACTTCTTCCACATATCCGCAATCCAGGCGTCCGACATCTTCGTATCTGCCATCAACATCTCTATTCCTCCGTCTCGAAAACAAAGCCCTGCATGTCTCCGTTGGCAGCGACCGCAGGGCGTCGATCGCTTTCATCGACGACCGTAAGGCCGCTCGATTCCTTGACCATGAAGTTGACCGTGAGGTCGTTCTTGGCCTGGGTGAAGGTCTTGACGTCGAGAAGATGCTTGAGCGCCTTCTCCATGCCGGTGATGTTGAGCAGCTTGCGCGGCATCGCCTCGTCGAGGGGCAGGCCGTACATGTCGAGCGTGTCGAGCAACTCGGGGGTCTTTGCCTCAACCCACTTCCTCGACCCGATCTTCTCGACCAGCTTGCGGCCGGGGACCGTGTCGCCCGCCATGACCATCGCGTCGAGTTTCTCGCGGATGCCTTTCACCCATGGGGTCAAGAAGAGATCGTAGGCATGTAAGATAGCGGCCATATGCGTAACGTTTTTGAACCGCTCTGCCTCATCTCTAATGTCGTCTACGGTAATCTCCAACGTCGGGAGGTCCATAGGGCCTAATTGGGATAAAGACTCCAGCTCCAGCGCCGCGGCTGCGAGGAACAGTTTCTCGCGCACGGTGCAGACGTCCTTGGCCGGGCACCAGTCGCATTGGGTGCCGGCGGCAAAGGTCGGGGCGTCGGACTTGGCGTCCTTGACCGCGACCTCTATGTTCCACGGGAAGTCGACCAGCTCGTCGATCGGCATCTCCCAACGGTCAACCCCGCCGCGCTCGTCGTGCATCGTGCAGCGCGGCTGGACGATGACCAGCTCGATCGACTTGACCTCCCATTCGGGATGGTTGGACACCGCGCCGGCCGCGTAGAATTTGAGCTGCGGATTGTCGCGGGCGAACACGGCCTTACCCTGGCCGTGCTTGTAGTCGAAGATCGTCAGCTTGCCGGTGACGTGGGAAAAGGTCGTCGCGTCGTTGGTGCCGAAGACCTCGCCCTCCGCGCCGGGGATCGCCAACTCGAAGCGCTCCTCGACGCAAAGATAGGTGATGTCGTCGCGATCGACCTCTGCCCATACCGCGGCGAGGTAAACATTGACCGCGTCGATCATCTCCTGCGTGACAGGCTTCTTGCTGGCGAGCGTCTGGTGAGGGATCACGACGCCGAGATAGCCGTCGGCGACGACCGCGCTCTCCAGCAAGCACTTCTCGGCGAGCGCGTGGGCGAAGGTGCCCTCGTCGGCATATACCGACGAGCCCTTGTCGGCGATGCCCTCGGAGAGGCGGATGCTGCCGGGGCATTGCAACCAGCGGTAGGCGGACGAGCCGCCGAACTTGGCGTGAGCGGTCATGGTGTCGGTCTCCGTTGAAGGGCGGCCGAAACCGCCCCTCTCGTTGGTCAGGCGGACAGCAGGTCCGCGAGCTTGTTCTCCATCGCCGCATGGACGGGCGCATAGAGTTCCTCGGGGAGCGAGCCGTAGCCGCCGATTTCCTTGCCGCCGTGGGCCTTGGTCGTCTCCTTGAGGAAAGCGATCACGCCGGTAGCGCCGCCGAGGTGCGGCATGAGCTCGGTGCCCTTGGCCTTGACCATCTCCAGCGTCACGTCGCTGGCCGCCGCGGGGGCCGGCTTCGTCTCGACCGGCTTGGTATCCTCGACGGCGGTCGGCTTGGAGATGACCTTCTCTTCGGGCTCCTGGAGCGTCTCGGGGACGACGGGAGCGTCCTCGGGCTCGATCTCCTTGACGGTCGCCGTAGCGGCCTTCTTGGCGCCAGTGGCGCGGGCTGGCTTCGCTGCCGCAACCTCGGGCACCACGCCGCCGCCGCCGATAAAGAACAGCGCGCCGAGCAGGTCGCGCATCTCTTCGCGATCTTCACTCTCGATCTCGAAACGGAAAATTGCCATCGTCAGTCTCCTTGGGTTGTAAAACTTGTTATAAATCACAGGATGGGGAGGGTGTCAAGCCGCCTCGTCTTCCTCGTGACCTTCTATCGCCGCGATCGCCGCGGTCTTGCGGGCGACGGTCGCGCTGACGCGCTCGTCGATCGACTTGGCGAGCGATATGAACCGCGCGTGGACCTCGTGCGTCTGCCCGATGCGATGGACGCGCATGAGCGCCTGCGCGTTGTCCGCCGGCGCCCACGACCATTCGAGCATGTCGATTCGGTAGGCGGCGGTGAGCGTCAGCCCCGTGCCGGCCGCCTTGATATTCCCCAGGAACACCCGGCATTTGGGGTCGAGCTGGAATTGGGTGACCATCATCTCGCGGACGTCGCTGTCGGTGACCTGGCCGTCGATGCGGACGTAACCGATCCCCTCGCGCTCCAGCGCCGCCGCCACGATGTCGAGGACCGCGCGGTGGATGCCGATCACGACGCGCTTGGCGCCGTCGGTCTCCAGCTCCTCTATGAGCTGCGCGGCGTAGGCGGGCGCTTTACCGGTGCCGGTGAGCCTGCGGAGGGTTCCGATGTGCTGCGCGTCGACGAAGGATAGGGAACCTCGTTCAACCGCATCAAGTATGGCTGCATCCAGTCCGGGATGCTGTCGCAGGAGCGCCTTGATACCATCGTCGTCTCCCTCGATCGCCTGCGTCGTCAGCCATACCGGCGGGAGCTGGAGCCCTACCTGCTCCTTGGTGCGTCGAAGGCTGTTCGAGCGGATGATCGTCCGCAGTTCCTCGACGCGCTCCTTGCGAACGGAGAAACTCATATTGAACGCGCCGGGTTGCGCGTTGAAATAGGTGTTCGTGTAATTGGCGAGGCTCAACTCGGTGGCACCGCAGAAGCGTAGCCATGTCCATGTGTCGGTCGGAGAGTTGGAATGCGGGGTGCCGGTCAGGAACCAGACCGCGCCACCCATGCGCGCGATGCCCGTGGTCCCGTCGCAGCGTCCTCCCAGGATCGCCTTGGTGCGTTTGGCTTTGGCGTCCTTGATATAGTGGGCCTCGTCGATGATGACCGCCTCGATCAAATCCTTCTGGAGATGCGGCGCCCATCGCGTCGCCTGCTCGTAGGAGACGACCAGCACGTCGAACCGGCCACGCAACCAGAGGTTGAGGTCGTCGATCTTCTTTGCCGCGGTCACGCGCCGCGGTATCCGCTGAAATTTGCGGAACTCCGTCGGCCAGACGGTACGCACGGCGGCCGGGCAGATGACGAGCACGCGCTGCGCACCGATGAGATCGCACGCACTGACAGATTGAGCCGTTTTTCCTATGCCAGGCACATCGAACAGCCCCGCGCGTGGCCGGTCGGCGAGGAATTGGGCCCCGACGTGCTGGTAGGGGAAAAGGTCAAGCATCGATCACGTCCTTGACCGCTTCGACGAACGCCGTGGCGAGCGGCGCGACGGTAGCGTTGCCATAACCCCGCAATCGTCCCACTCGGGCGGGAGCCCCATGAGCCAGCGGGAATGTTCCGGGTTCAACTGACCGCCACTTTCCATTCGTGCATCCGAGCCAGTCAGCATTTCGCCAGAAGCCGTTAGTCGGGCCGGACCCGTCATCATCTGCGCATCCCCCGGCAACGGGTTGCCGGGTGACACCCGACCACGTTTCTCCGCGTCGTTCGTTATTGGTGTCGACCAGCCCGCCAATCCCGCTTGCAGCCCCACCCGATCTAACCGACTGCGCAGCGAGCCGTCCGGGTTGATCCCCGTGGCCGCCATGCCCGTCGAGTCTTTCCAATCGCGCGTCGTCGGCGTCGCCCAACCGCAGAGCGTCGCCACGGCCGGCAATAGCGGCGCCCCCGTCCCCGGCCGGTTGCTGGTTGCGAAGTCGGGCCCCGCCGTTTTGGCCATTGGCGTTGGCCACCCAGTACGTTCGTTGGCGGATATGCGGCGCGCCGACGCCCGCAGCGCACAGATCGAGCGCCCCGAAGGCATAGCCCGTTGCTTCCATGTCAGTGTGTACAAGGTCGAGCCAAGCGAGCCCGTCCTTGCTCGAAACCTGCTCGCCAAGGAAGACGCTAGGTCGGCACTGTCGGGCGAGGTGAAACCCGGCAGGCCAGAGATGCCGCTCGTCAGCAAACCCGAGTCCTTTGCCTGCCGCGCTGAAAGGTTGGCAGGGGAAGGAACCTGTCCAGACGGGTCGGTCGTCGCCCCATCCGGCACGTCGCAAGGCGTAGCTCCAGACACCGATCCCGGCGCAGAGGTGGACCTGTGTAAATCCTCGAAGGTCATGCGGATGGACGTCCCATAGATTGCGCTCGTCGACTTCGCCTTCGGCGATATGACCCTCGAGCATAAGGCAGCGCAGCCATTCGGCGGCGAACGGATCGAACTCATTGTAGTAGGCGGTCACTGCTTCATCCCGCCCGTCTGCCCGCACAGCACCGCCGTATAGGCTTTCTTCCACGCCCACACCGGCGGCGGTGGCGACATCGGGAAGCCCCAACCGATCAGCAGCATCGCCGACGCGCGGACCTGGTCTTCCGTCATGGTCGCTTCGATCTGGCGAAGCTCGTCGACGGCTTCATTGCGCCCGAGATCACGCGATGCGGCCCGGTAGCGCAAGAGGGTGACGAAAGCCCCACCAAAGCAAGCGCCCGCGACGAATATGATGGACAAGTCGCTCACTTCGAACCCTCCCCACCCCCCTGGGCGAGAGCGCGGTGGCGGTCTTCGATAGACCACTTGATGCCTTCAATCGCGCCTATCTGGATGCGGGCGATATATTGAACGTCGGTGATTTTTGACTCTGCAGCGATGCCTCGCGCGATTGTCAGCGCCACACCGTCGATCCATGACGGATGGTCTGCCGTTCGAGCACGTTCGGCTTCGGGATGGGCGAGGGCGGCGGCGATCATAGCATTCCATGTCTTGAGAACGTACGCCTGCCAACCAGCGCTGAATGCCGGTACACCACGCCCTAGCCATTCACCTACGCCAACCCTAAGCATCGCCTCGGTCGGCTCGCGCGGCACCAGCACCATATCCTCGCCGCTCATAGTCCGCGCTCCTGTGCTGTCAGGCGTTCACCCTCGTTGGTTTCATGAACAAGCCGGTGGCCGCTCGCCGTCGTTCGGCCGGGGCTGTCGGCGGCGTCGTTCTCGCCCCATTCGGACGCGCGACCGGGGTGCATAGCCTCGATCATCGCGAAGTTAGCGGCGTCGACGAGGTAGTGCTTGTTCCCGGTCTGGCGGTACTTCGCCATGCGAGCGCGCACATCATCCGCTGCGTTGAACTTGAGCGGATAAGCCTTCGCGACCAGCCCGTATTTGTGGAAGCTGACCATCATCGCCGCCATCATTCGGACGACGAAGTCGGGATCGAACTCGGTTTCCGGTACGCCTGCGCTGGTTACATAAGCTCGCATGGCTGCAATCGCCTTATCCCGCACCCCCTTCTCGGGCGCTGGGGCGAGGCGGCCTTCCGGGAGCGGCGAATGTTTCGGCTTGGCGGCTTGCTTGGCGCGGATCGCCTCGACCTTGGTCCATATGCGAGCAAGCTCGGTCTCGCCATCCGTGTGCATGTCGAGACCGTTGGCAAGGCACAGTGCCGCGAGGGTGACCATGACGCCGCCGACTTCTTGCGCGGGCTCACCGATCGGCCGTCCGTAGACATAATCGACTAGCTGGTGCGCCTCGTTTTCCGAGCAGCCACACGCCTGCACAAGCTCAAGCGCTTCTTCAAGGAAGCGGTGATTGCGCTCCTCGCGGTCGCCGGCAATTATCTCGCCGAAGCAGGCCAACAGCCAAGGTTGCACGCGATCCTGGAAGGCCCGCTCAGACACGGCCGGGGATTTGGTTGGGTCTTGGGTCATGGGCGAGGCTCCTTACGAATGACTTGGCTCCAAAGGATCTCGCGCCGCCCTTCGTAGGGCATGCGTTCCCATATTTCGGCGTCCTCACCGCGTGGTGTGTTCCGGTTTATCCAGAACTTAGCGGGTTCGATGACCCGTTCTCCGCCGCCGCGCTTTCTGATGACAAGGGCGAATGGTTCCATCACAGCGAACCTCCTTCGGCATCGCAACGCCCCTCATTCGCCTCGGCGGAGAGGGCTTTCCGGGCGTCTGCAAGCAGCTCGTCTTGGCTGGCGCGCTCAAGGTGCTTCCACGCGATGCCGTGCTTGTGCCAGGCGGTTGCCTTCGCCCAACCCTGCGCAAAACCGGCGTCGCGGGCGTGCTGGCGGTGGGCGGCGAAGGCTTGGACGATAGGCGAGTTATCCACCCTGCCGTCTCGGAACATTTGAACGACGTGCGGCGCATATCCGCACCGGGTCTGCCAATCAGCAGCTATCTCCCTGTCCGCCTGCGTCGGCGAAACAGGGGGTTGGGATGCGGTGGTGTAGATCTTATCCATACAACTCTCCCCACAGGGCTATCATGGCGGCTTCGGCGCGCCCGTCATGCTTGACGAGCGGCCAGCGATGGGCTTCGGCGGGTAGAAGCTCGGAGGCGCGCGCCCGCGACAGCTTCTTGTCGCGGGGTACACGGAGGTCGCCTTTCCAGCGCTGCGGGCGGACAAGTGTAGGCTCCCCAACCTGCCAGTTAAGAATCATCTCAAGCTGGCCGCAATGGTGTCCGAAGTTAAACGCGGCGGGCGCGGATTGACCGGGAAGCCCGCCGACTTTCTCAAGGAACGCTCTCGCAGGCCGCAGCCACCGGGCTACGGCGCGCACGTCCTCGGGCATATCGATCAGGTCAACGATCCTGCCCGCCTCCATCGCGCACAGCGCGCCGGTCTTGCCGGGGTCTATGCCGATGACGATCACAACAGCTCCAGCAGCAAAAGGTCGGTCAGCTCGCGGTGCTTGACGAGAAAAGCGACCAACGCCTCGCGCTGGTCGCTCGTCATCCTGCCCGCGTTCTCCCCGCGCACGGCACCTCCCATGCTGGAGCGGGGATACCCCATCTCCATCGCGAGCTGCGTCATGGTGAAGCACAGGTCTTCCCCGACGCGTCGGAGGATGGGCTTAGCCACGGTGGGATTCCAGTTTCGGCGTGTGCCCGATCGGTTTGCGTTGACCGCGGAGATAGCGCGCCATCTGCTCGAGTTCGAAGCGTTGCCACGCAGCGAGGTCCGTTCGCGTCGCGAGCTCGGCGCCGAGACGCTGAACGGCTTCCTGCATGTAAGCCGGGGTGTAACTCGCAGAGAAACAGTAGCGCTTGGAATTGCGGCCAACCTGCATCGGCATGGAATGGTTCCACACCATGCGCAAGGTGTAAAAGAGGTGGGAGGTCGCCATCTCAGACGGCAATCGCGCTCCGCCTCCGTTGATGGAGGCGGAGCGCCAGCGCCAAGGGGCGGCGGGGAGTTGCTCGGAAAATATCGCCAAATCTGTGGCCAAGGTCGGTCTCCTTATCCCCCTGCTTAAAACAAGTTTTCGGGCTTAGCAAGCCTCGACCGTCACCGCCTGGTTGAGCGCCAGCCAATCGCCATCGCTGGCGAGGTCGCCGTCAGCGGTGGAAGCGACGAACCCGGGGAGAGGCGAGAGCATGGTGAAAGCGCCATGCCGGCGCGTGGTGAAGCCCAAGGGAAGCGCCTCGACCAGATGGTCGAGACGTTGCGCGCGGCGCTTGTCGAAATTGATCGGGGCGACCTCGACGCGGCCCGGCGCCATGGCGATGACCGGTTCATCCTGAAAGCGGATCACCACCTCGTCACCGGCGACGTCGAAACGGGCGCCGTAGACCGGATAATAGCGACCCCGCACCGGCGGCACCTTGAACTGCCCGCGCGTGTGCGAGGCGTTGGCGCGCGCGGGAAGGGGCGAAGGCCTGGGCGAGGGGATCGCCACCGTCGCTAGGGGCTTGTCAGGGGTCGCGACGCGCTCCTGCTCGCCTTTAAAAATTGTGGAATTTTCCCACAATTCTCCCTCAATCTGGATATTATTCAGATCCGGATCGAGCCGCGTCGTGCTCGAAAGATTGTAGACGGGGAGCTTCTTGTCATCGCGAACGAGATAGTCGCGCCCCTCGATGGTCTCGAGCTCGACGTCGATGCCGCGTCCGACGAACCACGCGGCCAGGGCTTGGCCCATGATCTCGGTGCGCGCGAAGACGTGCTCATGCCCCATGCGAAGCGCAGTCGCCTTGTTGCCGGGTTTCCCCATGACGCGCACCACCTCGACGCCATCCCATAGAAGGCGTGTCGTCGGTCGGTCGCCGCGGATGCTGTTGTCTTCGGTCAGCATGTCAATCGCTCCTTGGTGTCATCGTCGGGCTGGCATCACGCTTCGCGCGCCATGCCAGCCCAAGGGGACATCACAGAATATGGTACAGGCCGAAAATCAGGCACCATAGCCAAAGCGAAACGAGGCCGCCGATCAACGTGCCCCGCAGGATCGGTTCAATCGTCCGCATCGATTGCCTCCCTTGCCGCCTTGGCGGCGTCTTCGCTGGCGAGCGCGTCACCCAACGCCCTCGCCGCATTGTTGAGGTGAAGCGCGGCGGTGCGGCATTCAAACGCCAGGCGGCGTTCGCCGGTCATCCTGTACCCTGCCGCGCGCTGGTCGAGCCGGGCCGCGGTGGCGGCCATGTCTGCTAGGAGGCGTTCCATCACTCCACCCCGCAGGCGCGCAGGAATCGAGCCTTATCGAAGCGGGGGTTAGTAGAGGCAAGCGACCATGCGAATTCCTTCGCGAGTGTCTCGCGATAGCTTTCATCTGGAACGCTGATTTCGGTTATGATCGCCGCTATCGTGGCGAAATGCCGATGTTCGAGAGAACCCTTGCCGGAGCTCTTGTCTTTGCGCAGCGCGCTTTCCATGGTCAGTGGCATGTGTCGGTCTCCTAAGCGATGCGAGATGGCATCTATGACCGGCGGACAGGGCCCGCCGGTCAAGGTTGTCATCAAAGGCGGTTGTCGCGGTCGTCCGCCGCCAGCTTGGCGTAAAGGTCGGTCACATGCATCCCCGGATTGGTGTCCGCGATGCTCTTGCGCGCTTCGAAGCCGGAAAGGGCTTGGACCCAACCCATGAACTGCGGCTTGCCGTTCGTCATGGGCAGATAGACGGAATAGACGGGCATTTTCATCGTTCAGTACCCCAACCATGCGTAGACCATGCCGCGCGTGACGGGGCCGCGAAGGCAGGCCATCGCCGTGCCTTCCGTGCCCGTCCAATTGGTCGCGGCGTGATCCTGCCAGAAATCGTTGGCGTCCAGGCTATGCGCCTCGATCAGGCGGCGGGCTTCGCGTCCGCTGATTTCGGCGGTATCCTCGCAAGGGTCGAGATGGTCGCAATAGATGGTCATCGGTCGGTCTCCGTGGTTGATGGGTTCAGCATAGAGCGGCGCCGCAAGCCGTCAACAGAAAAGTTTGAAAAACCGCAAAATAGTTCCAAAACCCTTTATCTGTAAGGGTTTTGAATTTCCATAATTTCTGAAAATTCTGGAATTTCTGAAAACTCTGTAAATTCTCACAAATGCAAAAGGCTTCAATATCAATGACTTAGCGTTTTTGCGGTTTTGAAAAAGCGTGTGTTTTCAACGTGTTAGGTTGGTCGCGCGTGACGCCTGTCATGCGCACGGGGCATAGCCCCTGTCGGCGCTGTGCCGCTGGCGGCTGGAGGCCTTGCGGCGCTTGCCAGGCGCCCCGCCGCCCGTCCCAATCTTTCAGGCCCCACAACCCAAGCCCATGGTTTCAAGCCTTGAAGCCTGACAGCTGGACCGTCAGCGAGCCCTGCGACCTACGCGGGAGTCTATTACCCCCGCGCGGGGTGTATCCTACGCGCGTGAGAGCCTTCCAGCCCGGGATCTGGGAGGGGCGGGGGGTTGGCGGGCTGAAAAATTTTTTGAATGCCTGCCAGAAAAATCGCGGCCATCTCCCAATTTTTCCGGCTTGACAGCCCTCCCCACCCCCGCCATACCCGCCTCATGACCGACGCCCCTAACCTCCCTTCGGCCCCCGCATTCTGGCCCGTGGTAGCGCCTTACGCGACCTCGATGGTCCGTCACTTCGGGACGCTGGCCGCCGGCGCGTTGCTCGCCCACGGGCTGATCGCGACGAGCCAGCAGACCGAGTTCGTCGAGGTGACCACGGCGATCGTCGCAGGCGGCCTGTCGCAAGCATGGGCATGGGCGTCGACCGGCACGCACGCCAAGCTCGCGGCACAGGTCGATCATCTGGTTTCGATCCTGTTCGGACCGGCGTCGAGCGACGCCAAGCTCGATGCGCTGGTCGCCGCGACCGGCACGCATTCCAAGGTTCTGTCCCAGCTCGTGGAGTCGGTCTCCGGGTTGGTGGCGGATGCCGCCCCGGGTGCCATAGCGCTCGGGGCGGATGCCCTTTCGGTGAGCACCCCCCTGCCCGCCGGAACGACCGCGCCGGCGTCCGTCCCCACGGATGGCGTGGTCGCCCCTCTCGATCTTGCCGGGTTCGCGACGCCTTCGACGTTCGTAGCACCCGCGATCACGAAAGGACCACTCGACTGATGCGCGCCCTGGCTCTCGTCGTTGCGGCCGGGCTCGCCCTGTCGGGTTGTGCCACCACCGGCACGAGTGGAACTCTGACGCCCGCGCAGTCGCTGTACGGGGCCGAGACGGCCTATTCCGCGGCGCTGACGCTCGCAGTGGCGTACCGGCAGTTGCCGACCTGTGGTCATGGGGTGGCGGTGTGCCACGATCCGGCGGTGGTCGCGAAGCTCGTGGCGGCGGATACTGCGGCGCGCGCGGCGCTGGCCGCGGCGCAGGCTGCGGTGACCGCCGATGCGTCGAACGCCGCCGACCTCGTCGGTGTTGCGCTGACCTTGGTTCAGAGCTATCAGACGCTCGCGGTGACGCTCAACAAGGATTGATCCTATGGTTACGACGGCTACCTCGACGCTTGCCATGGCGATCAGCATCCTTGAGGTGCTGCCCTCCGTGCTCGAAGCCGGCAGCGCCGCCGAGCAACTCGTGGTGAGCGGGCTCGCCAACATCCGCGCCATGGAGGCGCAGGGTCGCAATCCGTCGCCGACCGAATGGGCCGCGATCGAGGCGCAGATCGCCACGCTGTCCGGTGAACTGGACGTGCCCGAGGGCGAAGACCCGAACGACCTTTCCGGTGCCACTGATCTGGATGGCAACCCCGTTAAGACGACCGACGTGTTCGTCGACGCGCCCGAAGGCACCGGTCCGGATGGGTTGGTCGCAGGCTCGACGCCGGGCACGGTGCAGACCGCTGCGGTGCCGCTCGACGATGACGGCAAGCCCGTCGCCGAGACGCTGGAGACCGCAGCGCCGCCGCCCGCGCCGGCCGACGCGCCGATCGTGACGCCGGGCTCGCAAGGGCTTGCCGAGACGCCGATGGACGCGCGCGTCACCTCCGATCTTCCCGCCGTCACGTCGGCCACGACCACGCCTGTTGCGGCGCAAGCCGGCCAGGCCAAAGCCGACGCGGACCTGCCGGTCGCACCCGGTACGGGTGAGGTCGCGCAGACCGCGCCCGATGGCACCCCGACGCTCACCGGTTCCGAGGCCGAAGAGGCCCGCGCACGAAAGGCCCTGATGGATGACTGACTTCCGCGTGCTCAAGGCGAAGGGCTTCGTCGTCAAGGCCAAGAGCGAGGACGGCATCGCGACGTTCAAGCTGGTGTCGCCTTCGGGCGAGAGCGTCGCCAATCTCAAGGTGATGCAGGACAAGATCCCCGATCTCGTCGCATGGCTGACGGACGCGCTGTCGAGCGACTGACATGCCGATAGGCCGAGACATAGATTCTGCGCTTCGCGTAGAAGGGGCTCGTACCGGATCGCATACCATACGATTGGGAGCAGCGGCACGCCATGCCCTCGCTGCGTGTATCGCCCCCACGCCTTTGGGCGACAAGTGGAATGGGTTTCCGCTGGAAGTGACCGAAGAGTTCTCCGGGTGGGACTTGGTGCGCCGTGGGTGAAGTCATGCCTTGCCCGGGGTCGAGCAATATCGACCAAGCCGATTATGACGCCGACGCCCAAACGCTGACGGTGACGTTCCGGTCCGGACAGGACTATGTCTATTCGGGCGTGCCGCCGTCGGTGTGGCGCCAGTTCGGGCTCGCCACCTCGAAGGGTCAGTTCCTTCGTCGCGTGGTGCAGGATCGCTACCCCTACGAGCAGGCATGAACGACCAGCTACGCGAGGTCATCGAAACCCTGTATGCAGACCGGGAACTGGCGCATCGCGTCTTCTTTGCGCATCGGCGGCCCGAAACGTCGCCGCCGTTCCATCGGCGCATCATACGGGACTGGCACAACCCGGCGCTCCCCTACGTCCTCGATCTCGTCTTTCGCGGCGGCGCCAAGTCGACGATCGCCGAAGAGGCGATCACGCTGCTGGCGGCGTTTCGCGATTTCTCGAACGGCTTGGTGATCGGCGAGAACAACGACCGCGCGGTCGAGCGCCTGCGGGCGATCAAGCACGAGATAGAGACCAACGACAAGATCCGCGAGGTGTTCGGCGACCTGCGTGGGCCGACCTGGTCGGAGGACGAGATCATCCTGTCCAACGGCGTGCGGCTCCTGGCTCTCGGCAAGGGGCAGGCGCTGCGCGGGATCAAGCATCTCGACAAGCGCCCCGACATGGTCTTCTGCGACGATCTCGAGACGCGCGAGGAGGCCGAGGATTCCAAGCGACGGTCGAAGCTCATCAAGTGGTTCCATACCGTCTTGCTGTCCGCGCTCGACACCCGCCACCGCGTCCGCATGGCGGCGACTCCGCTCGACCCCGAGAGCCTCGCGGTCTCGCTGACGCGCGACCCGATGTGGGTGACGCATCATTTCCCGATCCGCATGGTCGACGAGCGGGGCGTGCTCGTCTCCGCATGGCCCTCGCGCTACTCGCTGGAGTGGGTGGACAAGAAGGAGGAGTCGATGCGCAGGCACGGCCTCCAGCGCGAGTTCTCCATGGAGTATATGTGCCAGGCGGTGAGCCCCGAGGCGCAGGCGTTCACCAAGGATATGTTCAGGGTCGCCCCGCGGATACGGACGTGGCAGTCCGTCTATTGCATGTTCGACCCCGCGCGGACGGTCAAGGAAAGCAGCGCCATGACGGGTTTCGCCGCATGGTCATGGATTGGCCCCAAACTGGTGGTGTGGGACGCATGGGCAAGACGCCTTCTACCCAACGAGATCGTGAAGGCCATATTCGACGCCGGCCTGTCGGAAGAGCTCCAGCCCACTCTTGTGGGCGTCGAGGAGGACGGCCTCAACGAGTTCCTCATGCAGCCGATCCGAACGGAGATGACGCGCCGGGGCGTGACGATCCCGGTGAAGGCGCTCAAGGCCCCGCGTAACAAGATCGGGTTCATCAAGAGCCTGCAACCCTACTTCAAGGCGCGCGAGGTCGAGTTCGTCCGCCGGCTTCCCGAGCTGGAGGAAGAACTCGAGGGGTTCCCGACCGGCAAGATCGATGCGCCCAATGCGCTCGCCTACGCGACGCTGCTACGCCCCGGGGCACCGATCTACGAAGACTTCTCGGGTCGGCATGTGGCCGAAGACCCGGCGGTCAACACGCAGCTCCCGCTCTACCTTGCGATGAACGCCGCGCACAATATGGTGACAGGCGTGCTGGTGCAATATAATCGCGGGCAGATGACTGTCTTTTGGGATGGTATACTGGAAGGCGATGTCGTCACCATGACCAGCGACCTGATCGACATGGCGTTCCTCGCCATGGGCCGGAAGATGCGGCTGATCGGGGGCCCACTGCACTTCGATCAATACAACAACGTCGGGCTCAAGCAGGCGATCGCGCGCATACCCTCGACCCTGGACCGTGGGGGCCAGCCCGCCGAAGGGCGCTCCGTCATCCGCAGCCATCTCCAGCGCGAGGTGCGCGGGTTCCCAGCTCTCCAGGTGTCGCCGGCCGCGCGCTGGACCCTCAACGGGTTGTCGTCCGGCTATGCGCGGCAGGTCAATCGGAAGGGCGTAATGGCGGGCGCGGCGGAAGAGGGCTTCTACCGCGTGCTGATCGAAGGCCTCGAATCGTGGGCGGCGATCTTGGAAGCCGGGGCCATGCTGGACATGGATGACGGCACCGGCAATTTCAGCTACACGCCCGGAGGCGTGCGCTATCAGAGCGCCTTGAGGTAGCCCATGGCCGACGACACCAAAGAGGAAAAGACCTCGCGCAAGATGCCGGATCGCAACGACGAGCTGTCGGGGCGAAAGGACATAAGGGACCAGGTCTTCAAGCTGCACGCCAAGGTCAACAAGGCGTTCGAGAACCAGAACAGCCGCACCAACGATGCGCTGGACAATTGGGAGGCCTTCCGCCTCAAGCTCGGCGACCGACAGTTCTACAACGGCAATTCGCGCGTCTACATCCCGTTCGTGCGTGACGCGGTCGACGCCCGGCAGACCCGCTTCTCAAACCAGCTCTTCCCGGTGAGCGGGCGCTTCGTCGAGGTCACCACGCCCGACGACGAGATCCCGCACGCGCGCATGGCGCTGCTCGAGCATTACGTCCGCCGCGACGATCTCAAGACGCGCGTGGTGCGCCCCCTGATCGCGGTGGGGGACTGCGAGGGGCAGTATTCGCTCTACGTCTCGTGGGAGAGCAAGACCCGCTATGCGGGCGCGCGGACTACCAACGACGATCAGGAAGACGACTACGAGGAGATCGAGGTCACGGAGGCCGGGCCCCATGTCGAGATCATCAACGACCCCGACCTCGTCATCTCGCCGGTGACCTGCGACGGTGTCGAGGATGCGATCGCCAAGGGCGGCTTCGTCGCGATCATCCGTCGCTGGACCAAGGCGACGATAAAGAAGATGATCGCCGACAAGGAGTTCACCTCCAAGGAAGGCGAGGCTGTCGTCGAGGAGATGACCGCGGTCCAGACGCCGAACCGTCGCAAGAGCCCGCAGAAGGAGATCGCCTCGATCCTTGGCATCAAGGAGAAGGGCGGTCACCTCCAGGGAGTCGAGATATGGACGCATCTCAAGATCGCGGGAACGTACCGGCTTTGCCGCATCTACATGGCCGGGCCGGACCGCATCCTGGGGGTCAAGCTGTGCCCCTACTGGTCGGACAAATGCCCGGTGCTGTCGGTGCCGGTCGAGCGCGACGCCGGCGTCGCCAAGGGGCGGCCTCCGGTGTCGAACGTGCTCGACCTCCAGGTCCTCGCCAACGACACGCTCAACGAGGGCGCGGACACCGGGCACTATTCGGCGATGCCGATCATCATGACCGACCCCGAGAAGAACCCCAAGGCCAATACGATGGTGTTGGGGCTCGGTGCCATCTGGCAGACCAGTCCGAAAGACACGCAGTTCGCGGAGTTCCCACCGCTGTGGAAGGATTGCTTTGAGCGCCTAGCGGAGGTCAAGCAACAGATATTCCAGACGCTCGGCGTCAACCCTTCGATGATCCCGGCCGCCGCCGGGCGCGGCAAGAAGATGAACCAGGCGGAACTCGCCAACGAGCAGCAGGTCGACATCCTCACCACCGCCGACGCCGTGACCGTGATCGAGGAGGGCATCCTGACCCCGATGCTTGAGCGGTTCATGGAGTACGACTATCAGTTCCGCGAAGACGAGATCACCGTTCGGATGCTCGGCGAGGTTGGGCAGAAGGCGATCATGCAGGACGTCGAGCCGCAGCAGGACAACGCGCGCTACTTCTTCAAATGGTATGGGGTCGAGGCGGCGCGAAACGCCGCAATGATGCAGCAGCAGACCGCGGCGATCAACGTCCTCAAGGAAATTCCGCCGCAGCTATACCAGGACTATACGCTCAACCTCGCGCCCCTGCTCAAGCAGATGGCAGAGAACCTGTTCGGCCCGCGGCTGGCGCCGCTCATCCTGGTCGACAAGAACGAGCCGTCGGTCGATCCGATGATCGAGAACGACATGCTCGAACACGGCTTCGATGTCGCGGTCCATCCTGGCGACGACGACCAGCAACACATGCAGGCGCATATGCAGCTCATGCAGAGCGGCGATCCGCACGGGAACGTCCGCAAGCATCTCCAGATGCACCAGCAGCAGATGCAGCACAAGGCACAGGCCGCACAGATGGCGCAGGGCGGGGGCCCGGGGGGCGGGGGAAATCCGAACGGAGGGGGCGCGCCATCTCCCGGCGCGCAGCCCGGCGCGCCCGCCAACATGAAGCAGATGCCTGGCGCCGTGCACCCCGACCAGATGGCGGCGCACGGGGCCTTGCCGCCCCCGAGGCGGTGATGCTCG